TGTTTGCTTTATCAGCAACTTCACCATAACGTAAATGTGTTAATGCGGCTTCTAAGTTCCCGATCTTATTTTTTAATGCATGCTGAAAAAGTTCAGATTCGTCAAAATCCCCGTACTTATCTTTCAAGTTGTCAACTTGCTGCGTTAATGCTTGCTTTTTATGCAAACGATCATAACCATCAATCCGCGCTTCAAGTTCCTTAATCTTCTTATCCGAGTTATCTGAAGTTTCCCAACTGTCATATTCTTGTTGGGCTTCTTCAGGTGTAACCCCGAAAGCCTCACTAAGAGCCTTGATCGTGCCATCTGGATCTGACTCCAAAGATTGCACTATCGCTTCTGCTTGCTGTAACCGTCTACGTTCGGAAGCCAATTCCTGCGTCTTACGTGTGTAATCCGACTGTCTTTGGTATCCGTCCCGAAGTTCTTCAAGACTGACCTCTTGGTCTACTCCGTCCACCTTAACAGCGTACATTTCACCAGAAGGTTCCTCTGAAACCTCAACTGAAGACTCTGGATTGTCCACTTCAGTGGATTCCACTACATCCTCACTCATATGTATTTCTCCTTTGGAGTCCTAAGGGTTGCTCCTATTAATAAATAGCGGTTTGTCCCGCTTTTATGATAAATCAGGCAATTCAACGTCCATTTGTCCACGGAGTTGATTAACCAATTGAGGCGGTATTTGCCCCATACCTGCCTGCATTCCACCACCCATGCCACCCATTTGAGGAGCAGATCCGGGTACAGCGCCTTCAGCCTCTGGAACTCCGGGTGTCTGCTGCATCAAATACCTGTCAGGGTCTTTAATGTCGAACGCATTTTGCAGCACATAACGTGCTATAGCCGCCGGATCGATAATAGTACCAATCATCGGAGCCATCGCATTCATCAAAGCAACCGCCTGTTGCTTACGAACAGTGTCATTTATTGGCTGTGTAGATCCAGCCTCAACACTAAAATCATACTCGCCTACAATATCGTCCCTAGTGTAAGGAACAAACAAATCTGCACCAGCCCGTGCGCTTACACGCACAATCTGCTCACCAGTCATAAACTGTTGCATAACTTGAATAACACGACGAGCGCATTCACTGATACCTAATTCAACAATCGCTAACTTTTCAGCAACCCTCGCATTACCAGCATCAGCAATAATAGACGCTTCAGTAGCAGTACGCCTAATCTCAGGCATCTGACCACGAGCATACTCAGAAACACCAGAAACAGTATTGATGTCCTGCTCAATAATCGCAGACATGTTATAAACTTCAGGAGACAAAGGTGTTTGAGGCATCGGAATAACAACCTCACTTAAAGGCTTATTCTCATCCACGACAGGAACAAGACGACCATCTTCGTCTGCTTCTAACGCTTCACGCCCTTTCAGGACCGAAAGAACGCTCATGGAATAGATACTTCCTAGCATAACGTTTACGAGCATTAACCAACTGTGTACGAGTCATATCCAACTCTAATTGCAGAGACTCTATAGATTCCAAATCGCCCATCGGATAAAAATAATCTGGAACGTCATAATTTCGTAACATTACAAAAGGGTGACCGTAAGCGTAAGGCATAGCCATAGGGTCAACTAAAAATTCGTCAGCCTCTAAACTAAACACACACATAGTGTTCTCTTCAATATTATAAAATTCGTAGATCGCTACTCGATCAACCTCAGTCAAATACTCTTCCTGAACAGTCCTGTCAGTATAAGCAAAAGTAGGAGAAACTCTAGAATCGGCAGATAACTTTTTACGCACACTAGCCTTGTAACGTTTATCTTTTTTAGCCTCTTCTAAAGGTCTGATAACCTTTTGACAAATCCACTGAGCATCATCTATGCATGTAGCCTCAGGATCAATAAACATATCAAAAGGAGAAACTCTTTCAATAAATGGTTGATCTTCTACAACCTCCATAGCACTCTCAGGAATACCGGCAGCAATCTGCTCATTATCAGGCAACTCTGTTGCCAAAGCAGGATCTTCTGTCGCTAAAATATTTGCTTCAGCGACAGCCTCATCAAACATAACTGCACGTTCTTCATCACTGAGCATTCTTTCCTGCTCAACAAACTTCCAACCGACTTTAAGCCAACCATGACCAAAAATCAGAAAATCTCTAACAGACCTTTGGAATGGTTTACGAAAATCGTGATGCCTCCACGCATAATTAGTTATCGCTTCAACAAACGCTGCCCTGTCCTGATCTTCAGGTTCATTAGGGGAAACAACTATTTTAGGATAATTAACAGCAACACTAGGTGCAATGACATTGACTGTACTAAAGGCAAGATTTACTGCAACCAAATCATTATTAGTAACCGTAGTGGCAGCCCAATGTTTACCACGATACAAATCAACCATGCGTATCCACAGGTCGTCATAACCCATGTCTTCTCTCCACCGAGCAGAATCTCTCAGTTTTTGGGAAATAGTATTATATTGTTCCGCACGGGATTTGCGCGCCATCAGACCTTCTCTATGTTTCTACCTTGTGCTTTTGCTTCAGCGATAAGTTTATTCTCACGCTCACGCAAAGTTAAATGCTGTTCGTCTTCAGGTAATCTAGAACGTGCAGCCGCTCCAGTTATCACCCTTAAACCCAATAACTTTTGTCTCCACTCCCATAACTCTTCAAGTTCCTTATCTGTTTTCGGTCCTTTATGAACCTCAACATATTCGGCAAACTCTTTAAAGGAAGCGTTTCGGGGTAAAACCGCCACTGTAATTATGGACGTTTTGTATGTGGTGCAGCGTTATGTCCAGCCAAGTCAGGTTGCGGTGCAGCAGGTTCAACTTTACCAGTTGGACCATGCTGATTGAATGGTGTTTCACGAACAGAGTTCTCTCCGTATCCACCTGTCATGTTAGCGTATTTAGGATCGCTGAATCTTTGACGAGGGGACTGTGGTTGTGCCGGTTCCCAAACAGGATTAGCGACTGCGGAACTACCACGTTCCATTCTATTGTTCTGACCACTTGAGCCATCAACTGTTTGTGATGCACTGGTGTGTGCAACATTTCTTGCCATTTGAACCTCCTAGGTTCTCATAAGTCTCTATAAAATACGCCTAACGTGTCCCACGTACCGTATTTTGACCAATTCTCATCGGTCCTTCTTCTTTTTGATTAGGAATTAGCCTTCTAAACCAATCTACAGTCCAATAATCGTCCTGTTTCGTAGTGAATTCTGGCATAAACGCATATTGACGCATTTCATTAGCCAACGCTAAAGCCATCACACGGTCATCATGCGGGCTACCAGACATGCTACCACGGTCATTACGCACATAAGTTCTTAACTCTGCGATAGTAAACCTGTCATGTAAAATAAGTTCCTCATTGCGTAAAGCCATACCCAAATCATCAATAAGCAAAGGTTTAGTAGTTCTAGTGGTTTTCCAACCAAATTCTTGAGAAACTTTAGAAGTAACCTGATTTAAACTTCTTTTACGAAAAAGATTAGGATGCCCTAAATGACGCAACTGGGTGATCGTAGTTAAACCATGATTGTTAGACTCAACACAAGTTAAAGCGTCGTTATACCATAAAGACAACAAATAAATATCGTTAGCGAAATCATCTGGTGGAATGTGACCATGCCACACAGCAACCTGTTCACCAGTACGCACCTCCAAAACTTGAGCGCAAGAATAGTCGCCATGAACTAAACCCTCCGCAGTATCAACACCGATGCAATAAGGAACATGTCCTTTAGGCTCACGCCAAACTGTAAGCATCTTTCCTAAACCTCGGAACTCTCTTATACGGCTCGTCTAAATAACCCATCTGCCCCTCCTCAATATGATTATTCATCTCTTCTAAAGCATGCAAATCAAACACAGGATTACCAGACTTAATAAACGCTTCTTCAGGAGTAGTCGGATACTCTTGAGCCAACTGCCATGGCAACATAGATTCCTGCTTCGACTCATACCATGATTGATCCCTGTCTTCCGTAGCAGACCAAGGAAAAAACATTGGTTCAAACTTGTTGTTACCAGTCTCAGAACCAACCCACAACTCGTGAAAAAAGTTGCCGGAACCATTAGCGGTAGACAAA